GGATAACTATTAACATTACCAATATCATTTGTAGGAGTAGTTATGCCAATTAATACATCGCTCGGAGCTTCAATTAAATTGGTCATAACATTTAATTCATCTGCAATTAAATCATCAATTAAAACAAATCTATCTTGTATATCAGATTCTGATACATTGACTACCGAATAAAACTCAGACCCATATTGAGATCTTGGATTATTAATTATATTCGATATTTCACTCGATACATCAAATACTTCAGTGTGGCATATAGCTCCTATAGAATTTATCGATGTTGCAATTAATGCATTAATTCTTTTAAATTGCGGATCAATATTAGTAATTACATTATTCAATACTAGTACAGCAGAAGCGGCATTATCAATTAACTTAGTAAATATATTTATTGCTTCAGTGACTGGTCCAGATGGAACTCCTGGCGCCATCGGTATTGCTAACTGAATTAGTTTTAATGCCTTAGCAATAGTAGCTACAGTTTTTAATGTTGATGTAACCGCACCAACCTGAGACAATATAGAATTTAATTGTAAAATTAATTTCTGAAATTGTTCTAATTGTGTTTTAAGTTTAACTATTTCAGGATCTGTGCATTTAATATCACCACGTAAATTGTTAGCTCTACTAGATATTATTTCTGCTAGTTTAGATATAATTTCAATTTTTTTAGATATTATCGGTATTATTTTACTGATGATAATAACTGGAAGTCTTGTACCTAGTGCCATATTATACTATTCCTTCCGGAGAACTTTGTTTTGGAGGTGTCCATTTATCTAGTTGAATTGTATTACTAGTCAATTGTTCAAAATTAATATCATTTAACGATTTTAAAATTGGGATGCTAGTGTCTCCATTTGAGTTTTCAAATCCACTATTAATTACTTCTATAATTTTACGTAATACCTCTACTACCGCAGGTCCTTGCAACATTGCTTCATAGTTACCGGTACCGCCAATATTTACTTTAGGGGCATTGAGTTCAATACCTAACTGAGAATCTAGGACAATGACATCTGTTTTAGCTTTTAATATTACTCTGTCAGCAATCCCAATAAATTGTGACTTTGCAAATCCAGATTCAGATCCTCCAATTGTAAGTATATTATTTAATTTTAAATTAGGAATCGTTTGGGTGCTAGTTAAATATATAGATGAATCATCTGTAGCTATATTTTCTACTGTGAATTGTTTAGTTGAGTAGTTAATTCGTCCATTAGAGATAACAATGATAGGAGCTCCTATATCACTTCCTCTCCATGGTATATTCTTTGTATAACTGTCTGACAATGCTACTGTACTACCAAACCTAATACTATTACCCCAACGTCCTTCGAACGTTATATCACCCTCATATGGCTGTATAGCTGAGATTATTTTAGGTTGGAATGTGTTACCTGGTATACTTGCATCTATAGATTCCTGTGGTAGATTGCTAGATAGACCCGGTAATATGTTTGAATTCATTGATGACTGAATATCAATTGTAGATAAGTAATACCAGCATTCACGCCATTTTAATGAAGTGGCTTCTTGATTAAATGTTTTCATGATTAGAACATATTCTCCAATTAATGGAATGTTCTTAATATTCATATTAGCCGGTTTTGCAATTAAAACTTGCCTGTCGAAATATGTGCTGCAAGTGGCAACTTTTAATGCAAATAATTGATTAACTGTAGTGTTAGAATATTCTGGAGCTACATATTGATATGTAGTATCATATGCTAATACTTCGGCTACCTCAAATGATACTTGATTCACTAGAATCCTTTCTCCCTGATACTTTTGCTATAGCAATCTTAGCTTTTATTTCCATAGCTTCAGCATCTAGTTGTTCTAATTCGTCTTCTAGTTCAACTGCTAATGTGGTTTCGGCAATTTTGAGTAGTTGTTCTTTTTCTTCATCACTCAATAAACCATCTGCTCCTGATATAGTTTGTTTAGTTGATATATATCGTTGAACAATTGCAGTCAACTTAACTAGATGATCATCATTTTTAACTGCAACGTCTAAATACTCTTTAATAAGAGGTACTATAATTGTAGCATCTGATGCATTCCGTATAAGTGGCTGCAATTGCGATATTAGTTGATTAATCTGACGATCTTTTTTTTTAGAATTGTGATAGACATCCGACATTAGGTCGGCAAAACTGGTGCCTTTAAATAATTCATCATTCTTGTCCATATTATAAATCCTTTAATATAAATATCAAAAGGGCAGATTTACAAAGTTTTCTTGTTCATATTCTAAAAACTTTTCATCATACAACGATTTTAATACTTTCATTACTCGAGTAATATTTGCAGTTTCCCAACCAGATCTTTCTCGAATAAAAATATACAATGCTTTTTTATTGAAATCCTCAATAGTTTCCCGTGTTTCAAAGATATGAAGAACTGAATCAGCTACGTGAATATCAGTGGCATTAGTAAAAATAAAATTTAAGTTGTCATAGCAGTATTGTACATAGGCATCCATAAATTCTTTAAGTGTTTCACGCATATCTGAATTATGCTGTTCAATCAACACATTTCTTTGTTCATCGATATTTAATTCAGTAGCTCCTGCTTTTAATTTACTATAAGCTTTTTGATTTTCAGCAATTAAATAATTAAATGAAGTTCTAGTATAATATGAATATGCTTTCCCGGCATTTGGCTTAAATTTATTTAAACGTTCTGTTAGATAAGTTACTAAGTCAGTTTGTAAATCGAGAAACGATGAATCAATATAAGTTGGCTTAATTTTATTTATTAAGTTTTCTGCTAATTTCATAAATGCCGGATAAATAAATCTAAGATAGATTCTTTCTCGTTGCACCGGACGGTCTTCAATTGAATTGTATGCGGATATTGCTAGATCTTGTATATGTGTAAAATACACATTACTTTTCTTCTTCTTTGCCATTAAATTGTGCTTTAAGTTCGGTAATTGTTTCTAAAAGTAATTGAAATGTCGTTCCTGCTTCATCCTCTGATTCAAATGAACCTAATCGGTCAATTTCTTGCATTTTAGTGTATGCATCTTCAATTCGGGAATACATGTAAGTATTAGTTACTTCTAATTCCTCAATGTATTCCTGGGCTTCAGCAACAGCTCCAGCAAGATAATATGCCCTATATCCTAAATAGGCTGCAGCTCCTGCTAACAATACTGATATTAATATAAATCCTATAATCATAATTATTCTGCGTTAAATGAACTGAATATGCTAGATATGTCAGTTAATGCTTGTTCTACATCTGGATTAGCTTCCGCAAGATTTTTTAAGCCATTACTTTTCGTTGTTTTTGATTTTTCAACAACTGCTACCGGAGTTCCTGCTTTGTAATTTCTCCATCTTTCAAATTCAATTATAGAAGCCATATGATCTGCATGATGCAATATAACCGGTAAATTTGTTTTTAACTTAGATTGAGGAGACCTAGAAACAAAGTATGGTTTATTTGCATCATCATACATTCCGTCATGTATCTTAATTGCTTGATACTCTGCCCAAGATAGTTTTACACTGTATTCTTGCAACAACCAAATTGAAAGATCTGGTACCATTGCGAATGGAATATTTGGATTCGTTTTGTAAAGTTTACCTTGATTTTTACGATGCCAATCTGAAGTCTCTGTTTGATATACTTCGTTACCATCTCCTGGAAATCCTGCTTTACCTAAATCATGATGCATTGCAGCAAACAATAATTCTTCTTCGGTATAACCTGACATATCAGCTCCTGACACAGTCCAAGTATTATGCAAAGTTAATGCACAATCCATTACTCGAAGTACATGATCAACATAACCGCCGGCAAATGCATTGTGGAAATGTTCCATAGAAGAAGCTGGCATAAATACCATACGTTCTTCAAATTCATCATACATTTTATTTAATGCATCTTTACGCGTAGGAAAGAATTCATTAACTAGGCCGCGATATCTTTCCCAATTAGATTTTATTTTTTCTGCTTCTAACATAGATTGTTTATATAGAATATAATAAATTATTTGGATAATTCCAAGCGTTCTCCATTAACTAATTTCTGAGTACATTGCCAACATGTAATAGCGGTCGCATTGGAATCAACACGATCGCTTACATTATCACAATATTTACATTTTAGTTTTTTGAATCCCCGGGGAGTCCCAGAAGTTTTCTTTTTCGCCATAAATAGAAATTTATTCTCTGTCAATATAATAACGAGCTGAATCTAATTTCTTAAGGGCAGCGGATAGATTAAGAATAACTGAATGATAATCAGTCTTTCCTTCTGCCAATGTTCTTCCGACATTTTTGACAATTTCGCGAGCATCCTCGATGTCGTCTGTAATTTTAGCTTTGAATTTGTAATGAGCCATAACGTGTTTTATTTATTGATTTATATTCTTTTTATTATATATAAATATCAATCGGCTAGAATCATGCTGGTATTACAACATTCGACACCTACCCGGATTAATGATTGTTCTTTTGCTTTTGCTTCAACTACTATATCTAAATCAAATACATTATAAGTGTTAGGAGTAGCTAGAATAAAGTCAGCATGCGCTTGTTCTTTGATCTTAGTAAATTCTTTGTATTCTTTCTTGAAGGTTGGCCATTTGTCTAAATCTTCCATCGCAATACCATGATGCTCAAACATTGCTTCAATTAGCTTCTGGGATTCTCGGCGTTTGGATTCTGAATAATGTGTACACTGAGTAACACCATGCTTCTGCCATGTTTCGCGGGCCATAAAAAATGCTTGCTCTTCAGTTAAGTCACCGGTATTAAATGTATGATGCCAATAGTCAAATGTAATTGGAATACCAATCTGAGAATGTACACGCTCATATAGATCGCGAACTGAATACATTGATGCCTTATCATCATTTTCTACAACGAGTCGAGCCTTGCAAGAATCAGATAGACGATCCCAATTCTTCAACCAACGTGTAATAGTTGAATCTTTGTCGCCATATGTAGCACCAATATGAATATTAATTTTATTCTCGAAGCTAGGAGCAAACCCCATCATATCAAACAATTCAGAATGTCGTTCTAAACTAACCAAACTATTGTCAACAATTCTAGCTTCAGGACTACCTAGGATATGAAACATACCAGGATGGGTAGTAACTCGATGGCCATGTGCCTTAGCAAAATCACCAGCTGCCCGTAAGTATATTGCAATTTCACCAATATTGGGTAAATCTTCTAGGCGGTAATGATTCCATCTAGGAAATAACTCACTACCTATTCTAAATAACCGAATACCGTTGGCTTCATTCCATTTGAATATTGTCAATAAATCTTTTGCATTTGCTAGGGCAATATCACTCGCTAATTGTAGTCCGCCAATTTTAAACTTTCGTTCAATCATCGTGCGACCGGTGCGGATATTTTGTTCTCCTAATTCTAAATTATTACATGCGTAACCAAATCTTATCATAGCTCTTTTTCTATATAATAAGAAAACTAATCCAGTAATCCAAATTAATAAGGTTTTACTTTTCTGTGATATTTATTAATATGACGCAATTAAATAAAATAATAAAAACTGTGTTGCTAGAACAACTAGGAGCGACAATGAAAGCAGGACCAGCTGATCCAAATGCAATAACAGGGCCATTTAATGCTCAAACAATTGCTAAGCAAATATATGATGCAAAAGGAACATTGTCAGATGCAGAGGAGAAAGTTGCCCCAGCATTTGCAGCAATAAAAAATATATCACAATACGCTCAAGTAAACAAGGCATTACAGAAATTAACTGGTAATCGAGGTATTGGAGAATATTTAATCAGTTTCATGGATATTAATCCTAGACTAGCAATTGCTGGGAGATTAATGGATATACTGCCAGCATCACAATGGGATTGGACAATTAAGAAACTAGTTCCATGGTCTGATTTTAAAACAGTAGCAGCTAAACAACCTAGCTTATATGCTAAATGGAAAGCTGGCGAAACTGGAATTGGAGAAGAAAAAGCTCTTTTGAAATTAATGCGAGGACCATATGCAAAAGAATGGAAAGTGGAATCAAATCCAAAAGGAGACCAATTAAATGCATGGTGGAAAGAAAATGGTCATAATATATTACTAACTACACAAATTATAACGGCATTTATTCCCGTAGTAGGATGGGCTATTTCAGCCGGGATTGGTATTGGAAATGCAACAATGTATTATAATGAAGGCGACCCAAAGTCAGCCGGAATGGAAGCTGTGTTTTCAGTTATCCCAGGTTTAGGTTTAGCCGGAAAATTAGGATTAAATAAATATGCTCCTAAATTTATGGCTGCGCTAGGTAAGAAACTAGCTAGCGGCGCGACGAAAACTCTTACTAAACAAGAACAAGAAATACTAAGTTTACTAGGAAAAAATCAAAAAGCTCTTAAAAAGGAATTGGATTATTATTTTCGCTCCGGTATTGCAAAAAGTGCA